TCCAGAGGTTTGGTCTGTTACCGTTTCTCCGCCAAGAAAAGAATAGGGCGCACCATACGTATAAGTATAATTAATAAAGATATACTGGAGGTAAGTGTCATCCCAACAACCTTTATTTACACCCTTCGCTATTCCGGTTAGTCCGAAAACATTTGAATAATTTCCCACATTTTGAAAATCGGGATTATAAAATCCGCCACTTCCTTCTTTGTTAAAAGTGCTGTCAGTTGTCGCTTGTAAGACTATTCCTAAGTCGGAGGCGTCGGTAATTTTGTAAAAACTCCCTTTTGATAAAGTATGGTTTGTAATTGCTGTCAGAAAATCTGCATTGGTTATATCAGTAATTCCACCTGAACCACCTAATCCTCTCATTAATCGTGCATACTTTCTGGAAGCAACAGTATCAGTTGCAAAATCAATATGAAGCAAACTATCAATTCTCAGTGTGTCCCCCTTCTGTATATAATTAAGAAGAGAATCCCTTAACTGTTTTGAAGTTATGTATTTAATGATACTATCTTTGATTGCCAACTTTAAATTAATATCCCTTCGCAAAAAAGTTGTATCTATTGGTGGAATAGAACTAATTGAATCATGCAATTGTTTAGGAGTAACATATTTTTTTGTTGAATCAGCTTGTGTAATTGGATTAGTAAGTACATTTTGCTTTAATGCCGAAAGGCTGTCAATTAAATGTTGCGTTCTCCATACCGGAGTATAGCCAGATTTAATTATACTGTCTGTGTTTAATTTGAATAGTAAGGCTGCCCAATTAGTTATATATCCTTTATTCCCTGTTGTATCACCAAATAATTTATAAAATGAAAGATCATGTTTAGTTGCAACCAAAAGTAAAGTATCATTTTGAATAATAGGATTATGAAGCGTATCCTGTTTACTATTTAGCATATAAATAGTAGCATAACCAGCATTTCTAATTGAATCCGCACTTAATTTAAAAGCTGTCGGGTCAATACCTGTTACTGCCTCTATATCATGTTTTGTAGCTACAAAAAGAAAAGTATCAGCAGCTACAAGAGGGTGATTTAAGTAATTTTGTACTAATCGATAGCCTGTCGCATCACGATAATATAATTTATTATTTTTTACAACTAATGACCCGGTTAATTTATTCCTTAATGTATCATTTGGAACTGTCAAGATCGAATCGGTTCTTATACCATTATATTGAAATCCTGGAATGGTCCGTACCCTTTGCCAACTTTGCCCAAAGGTATTTAAAGTAAAAAACAGTAATATTATTGATAAATATTTCATGACAAAATGATTTTACCATAAATGATATAAAGGACTTCTCCTGTAGTTAAGGCAGTAGTAAGTGTTATCTGTCCTGTATTAGAATTGAAAGAATAATCTCCGTTTTTTAATGGTTGTATTTCACGTGTAATCTGAATAATCGTTGTTCCGATTAACTGAGACAATATAAAACTTGTTTCACTTCCCGAAGCTGTATACTGTACTTCGGCTGTTAATTGATAATGTATCATGGGTGCTTGAGGATTTGGGGGTTGAACGTAATTATTACCATTATTAGTATTATCATTACCATGTACAATTGATAATACATTACCATTAATTAAAGCAGAAGTTGCATAGATTATTTTTGAATTTTTAGAAGTCTGATTGACTAATTGATCTGTTGATAATTTTTCGTCCCATGAAAATGGTTGCCGTGACGAAGGTACAATATTTACATTGTCAAGATTATTATCCTGCAATAGTTTGACCATACGATCAAATGAACCATAAGTATTAAGACAAATATCCCAAATACTCTGACCCGCTATTGCATTAAATACTAACATTTGTATTGATAATTAAAGTTTCTGTATTATCATAGCTTATCTGTGGCTGGCAATCATATCCATCAGACTGAAGATTCAATTTCATTGATCGTGCTAATTCCTGTTGAACATTTCTACCTTTCAAATATTTGATTATCCCGACACCATCAGCAAAATTTTCTTTCCACCAACCAGGACAAGCATTGATTGTGTCAACAATGTGCTGATCATCTGATTCAACTAAAATCAAATCATTATCAATTACTATATCATTATTATCAAGTTGTATGTCAATTCTACCCATGAGTTATTTTAGTATTTTCAAGATCACTAATCACTGTTTTGGTAATTGATTGTCCAGTCCATGCTGCGGAAATTGTTTTTAATGCTGCTCCACCATCAGAAGGTGCGACAATCCATGAATCAAATACTTTTTTCAATGTATTTAAATCATTTTCAACAGTATTTATTTTTTTAATTAATTCACCTATTTTTATCAGGCCCCCAAAAGCCCCATCATTGAATTTTATCTTTGTCCGTACATCAAAAGTTATGTTTTCAATCTCTGAATATTGACAAACAAAAGCCTCAACATTCTGTGAAAAAATAATCTTTACAGTCGATCCGATAACTGGTTCGATTAGAATTCCGTCATCAATAACTGCCATTAATTTAACTGACGGCAACATAAATTCAGTATTGCCATCTATACAGGTACAATTACAGAGTCTATGAGAAATATCTACACTATTCACTCTGGCATTAAGATAATAAACAGGCTGGAGTTTATTCGCACCTGTTATCTTATTAATTGCTTCTATAATTGATCTGTCGCTCATTTAATTTAAAATCAAGTAATCTAATTCAATTTCCTGTCGTAATCCATTAATCCCACCTATATATTCAACTGATTTTACCTGATATAATCCATTTCTCTCAGGTAAAATAGGGTCGATTAATTGAGTATAATCACCTAAATGGATATAAGGCATCCCAAATGTTGTAAATTTACCTTTGAAACCAGTATAGTAATATTTTCTTAATTCATCAGTCGATAATTTTATCAAATCATCAATCGATTTGGCTCCCGGATAAGTCAATGTCATTCGTTCGCCCCCAGTGTTAGACGGAAAATCTTCATCTTTTTTCTTCATTAATATATCCGGCTTGTCACTTCCATTGCGAAGCGTTACAAGAACTTCCAGTCGATTACATTTGGTTTTTGCATAACCATCTCTGGTAGTTCGACCTGTTTCTTCTTCAACTGTATTTGAGGCTAAAATTGAAAGTACAAGATCATCACGACGGCGATAATCCAATTGATCAGAAATAATATCTTTCTGAAAAGTAAAAGTAAATTTTCTGGCTTCGGAAGGAATATAAATAGCTACTCCGCAGCGTAATTCATTACCCCGGAAATAGCTCTCAAAATGATATTGTTTACGAAGTCGGGCCAATACTTCAGCAACAGTTTCATTTCCAGTTCTAAATTCGCCAAATGTCGTAGAAGTAAGTGCGTTTACTGTAAATTGTTGATTTAATGACTTTCCTATATTATAAGGAATTAAAAGAAATTTGATAATATTCTCAAGTGTATCAGTTGCTTTAAATGTCTTGGTTGGGGCCGGGAGTTGTTTAAGTTTCCACATATTATCTTCAACGCAAAATTCGATAGGTTTTTTACTCGTCACCTTTGATATATAACCTTTGAAAAGATGCGTATCATTCTGATTATCGTATGTACCCTCAAATATTTCTTTACCATTTTTGAAATATCGATACCCCCAGTCAATAGTTACTTCATCACCTCGCATCAATAAAGGTGCTGTTGATGAAAACCCTCCAATATTATTATTAGTTCCAAAAAGTGGTTTTAATTTATTATTCTTATCACGTATGTAAAGATTCTTAGGAATAATTATCTTACCATCATTTGTCAGGTCCCGCCAAGAATCACTACATGAAAGTTCATGAACAAAATCAAAAATCATTGTTCTATTCCTTTCCGGGAAATCTTTTGTCGGTTTCTGAACTATTTTTGTATTTGTTACAACTCTGTACATTATATTCCTGAGATTAAAAGTTCCTGCGGTGTATCTGAAATAGCATTAAGAGCAAAAGTCTGATATGAATAACCACCCTCATCCTGATCAAATTGTCGATCTTCAAAGACTATTGAAGCAATTCCTTTATTATTAAGCCAACTACATATAACAGGGATTGCAACTGGTGCTTTTATGATCTTTATTAAATTTGCAACATCATTAGATGGATAATATCCATTTGTTCCGGTAAAAATACCCCGAAAGCTGATTTGTGCATCATCTTCGCCAATATACTCTTTTACCGTTCCATCCCGCCCCTGGATTTCTGTTTTAACAACTTTGCGAAGAAAGATAACAGATACAAGGACTGAATAAATAGTCATTTTAGGTGTAGTAATTTCTTTTCCTAAATTATCGGTATAAGTTACAGTATCAAAAGTCACATCAGAATAAACAGAAGTTCCTAAATTGCCCTGATAAAGTGAGGGATCAGCGATTATATTTTGATTAATTTGATACATTTTAATCTCCCGCGACTAATAAACTATCATGTGTAGCACTTGTTAATATTGCTGTTACTTCTTCTTTTAGACTTTGAAGTCCTTGTTTGATATTCGTTGTATTGATATTGAAATCCTTAATTAAAGGAGCATTATAAGCTACATGAATATTAATTGTTTTTTGCCCCTCAGCTTTTGTTTTGGGAGCTATATCTGCACCTGTAGCTTTTGTTTTGTCAGCCATTCCTATTTTACCTATTGGATTATTTTTAATAAATCCATGTGTTAAATAATATGATGAATCTTCATAATTTTTTTCAGACTGACTTTTTGGTTGATTCTTTGCCATTTCTGCTTTTTCTTCGGCTGAATCGAAAAAATGCCATATATCACTAAGAAGATCGAGCTCATCTTTAAATTCATCTTTTAATTCCTTGACAATATCGACCATTTCTGAAATTCCTTCAACCATTGCTGAAACAATATTGCCTAAAAATTCAAAAGTTTCTTTAGCCATTTCAGAATTTTTTACGAATTCAATCATATCTCCAACCATATCTGCAGTCTTTTTAGCAATATTCATTATAGATGGATAAATGTCACTAAAAATTCCTTTTGCAATGTTCAAATAATCAGTCCATCCACTTGTGTCATTTGTTATTCTTTTAAATAAATTAACAATAGGCTCAAATACATTAATAATATAAGGTTTTATTGAAATAAATATATTTTCAATATCTTTAATCCATTTAGTCAGAATGGGTAAAACTTTCACATAGACACTTTCAACATATTCACCTATCGCAATTCTTGCATTATAAATCATTTTATTAAAACGAGCAATCGGATCGTCATCAAACATTTTCTGTGCTACTCCAGCATAACCGGCATGAGCAATAGATTCGATCATTAGTTTCTGAGCCTCAATAAGTTTACCGCTTGCCTGTAATGCTGTGATTTTTTGCTTTTCAGTATCGGTAAACATAACGCCATAACGTTGCATCTTCTGAAGTCCTTCGGCTGGACTTGTCAATGCTTTGCCATACATAATAGCTGTCTGGCTCAATTCATGTCCTGTCTGTTTAGCAATATCAGCCACTATCCCCATTGATGATTGAAATACATCTTTTGTAATGGCCGGAAAAGTCAGTAACTGAGAAGCCATATCCATAACCTGTACACGATTTGCATGAATATGATCAGATAGTTCTTTGGAATACCCCTGAATATCTTTAAGACTCATTCCGGCTATAGCTCCGGTTGCTGATAAATTTGCTTCGACTTTGGCTGTTTCCTGTGATAATTCATGAAATTGCGCAGTACTTTCTTTGATAAATCCAACTAATTGATAAGCTCCGAAAGCGATACCAAGAGTACCAAGAATACCACGGACACTTCCCATTGTATTTTCAAGGGTTTTAGCATGAGCATTAGCTTCAGATAATTTACCTGATAACTGATCTTTAAGAGAAAGAATATATTCGACTGGTGTGCTCATGTAAACTTAACTTGATGAACTATTTCTAAATAATATTTAGTTTGAATCCATGCTTTTACTAATTGATCTTCTATTTCTTCATCCGTCCCTTTAAAGTCCTCAATTTCGCAACAAAGGCAGCCCCGAATTAAAGCTGCCATCTGTTCAACCATTGGGCTGGAGTTATTTATTTCTCTTTCAACTATTTTTTTTTAAAAGCATTTTGTGCCACCTCAATAATAGGTACACAGGTACCAGTCATGCCTAATCGGTATTTATCACAGTCCGGCGATAGAGCATAAGTTCGCGGATCTGATTCTTCTTTTAATGTCAATGCATCGCGAAGTTCATCACCTGCCATAAAAATACCGACCGTTGCAATTTTATCCATTGCATAAATCTTTTGGATAAACGTGGGTTCTTTAAGAAACCCGACAACCCTTTCTTTCGTCTTTGGATCAATAGCAACATAAATATGAACTTTAGCAACTTTATGTTGAATAGCAAGATCAGCAGCTTTTTGCTCTAATATACTAATTTCTTCATGCGTCAATTCATTTGTCAGTTCATCCATTATCGCTCAATTTTTGCAATGACTAAAGGAATCTTAACTGAAATACTTGTATCACCTTCTTTTGCCGAAAATGGATCTTCCATAAATTCACACGCAACCAGTGTATCCTGTGTTGCATCAGCAACAGAATTACCATAATTAACTGCTATGTCGAAACTTCCGATTGAAAGAGGATCACGATGTGGCGAAACAGCAATAATACGCTTCCATTCATCAAGTAAAAGTTCTATCGATCCTTCACATGATTTCCGGCCATAACCAATACTTACTGGTTCAGTACCAGCTCCCCAGTTTAATTTTTTTTCCTGTTTGCGGGTATAATCGATTGATTTAATTCCTGCTACCGGCTGGCCAAAAAGATTTAACTGAATTGAACTCCAACCGTAAGAAACTCCATTTATAAGTGGTATCATAATGATTTAAAATTGATTGGAATTTGAATATTACGGGCAATGCCATTCTCATTAAGAGCGACATTAATAATCAGTAGACTTGTTGAAACAACATCTTGCGTTGGATCAATATAAACATCTTCTTTTGCCACATCGCCTAAATCCTGATCGCGTGCCATCTGATAAAGTGGACCTAAAGCAATTCGTTCGAGAAATGCTATTGTAGTGGTCGCTAATGTACCATCTGCATTCTTTAAGAGCTTAGATTTCAGGTAAGGGATTAAAGCGGTATAAATACCACGGCAAGCCTTATCGATTACCCGGTTATCATTAATATAGGCATAATCAGATGTGAAGGAGCAGGCGCAATGATTATCGTTAAAATAAGTCCCTGCATAGCCTACATACTTCATACCCCAGATATGACGTTTAGAATCTATCGAGTCTAAAGCTGAATCGCTAAGGACCGGATCGGTTAAAAGTTGACCATTGGCAAAAGCAGGTACATCATTTTCAATTCCATTTGAGATATTGAATTTTGCCGGTTGCCCGAAATCCTCACTTACCGCACTTAGAGAAAGCATTCCCAGAGCAGTACCTAATTGAGTAATTGACTTCCCGGAGGCATAAAATAATAATGCACCTAACCCCGCACCATCCTGACCAATGATAGAACTTACCTTATTAGCTGTTAAATCAGAAAGATCGGCAATAGTAGTAATATCATCAGTAGCAGATAGATCGGCAGCATATAATGCGCTTAATGGTTTATGCTTTGCATCATTATAAGTCTTAATGATACCATCAATAGCTGTAAGATCGCCATCATCATACGCCTCTGAATCTTTGTATATACCTATTTGCCGGATTTCGCCACTTGCAAATGTTTGCATTAAGGTTATTTCCTCAAAGGTATAAAGACTTGGAACTGAGAAAAATCCCAGATAAAGTTGTCCAGCAGGATTAATCCTGAAAAATTCAGAAATATGATAATGCCATACTGCTTGTAATGATGCTATTCCACCGCTGAAATTCAGGACACTGCCACCTGAGAATTGAGTTATCGTTCCTGCAATTGTTGGTGTAATATTTCCTCCAAGAGTTACAACTAAAGGACTTCCACTATTTAATTGAGTACCTAATCCCGGACGTGCTATTAACTTAAAGTTTCCAGCCGTATTATCAGAAGTATAATGATGTGTTGCAGTCCCGGTATTGACCATTAATTTAAGCGCGGCTGCTACCTTCGTTACCGTATCATCACCTGTAATCTTTGTGTAAGTTCCAAGTTCGACAGTAACTGTTACCGATTCTACAACTTGTAATTTAATTGTATCTGCATCAGTGCCTTTATTTGTAACTAAATAATAGGCTATTGCTGCAACTTCATCAAAATTACCGGCCATTATCGCACCTGCGCTGATTGTCGCAACTAAAGGTAGAGTACCGTTAAGATAAATACCTAATCCTGCACGTGCCTTGATAACTAATGATCCTGTCGTATTTACACAGGTATAACCATGATCTTTAGTCCCGGCATTAATCATAGCAGCGATTGAATCCCCAAGTGAATTAACTGTTGAATCTGCTGTCACTTTAGTATATGTACCTAAATCAACTGTAATTCCGAGAGGTTCTGTGATAGTGAAATTGATCTTATCGCCAGCAGTACCGGCATTTGTCAGTATATAAGTTGCAGTTGCTTTTGTCTCATCAGAATAATCTGCAAGTATTCCGGCATTTTCGGCATCGATAAGTGAATAAATCTTCTTGATATTTGCGAGGGAAGTAAACCCTGACGGCAATGAAGAAGTATAAAAAATAAGTCCGCTGATAAAATCAGCACCTGGTGCCACTCTTCGGCTTGCGCCCTGCCCTTTAATAAAATCTATATTGCCTCTGCTCATTTTGTTTTCTTTAAATGCCCTTTCGGACGTGGTTGTACTTTCGTCTTTTCAGGAACCAGATAAACTTGTTCCCTCGTAATTTCATCACCTCCATAATGGTTGTGAAGATGGAAATGACCGTCTTTTGTTACCCAAATTGTATTTATCTTGGGCAATGCTTCAAAGACTTTTTTCCATTTGTCCATTTGAGCAATGGCTTAATTTATTCTCGTTAATGTCGCACCGGTTGCCGAGAAAAATGTTAATCTAAATCCGGCAACACCAAGCGATGCACTCGCTGTACGTGATAAGGTATTTGTTCCCGGAAAATCGGATGCCGTAATTCCTGAACCTACTGCAACAGTGATAGTATTTGAACCGGCAGTATTATCAACCCAGAATTCCCATATTGTTCCCTGTACTGCTCCTAATTGATTTGCCATCGCAGTTGCTGTTGGCAATGTCATAGTAACAGCTGCTCCCGAAGTCGTTGTTATATATCCTACTGCTAATTTTGCAGCAGCGATTGTCCCTGTTGAATCGAAAGGTTCAGTAAGGGTGTGTTGGCGAATAAGAGGAGCAGATGCGGTTAGATTACCAGTAACGGAAAGTCCTGTTGTTGCAACATCTAAAACTTTTGCTCCATTAACAGCAAAACCATCATGATTAGCACCAATACGATAAATTCCACAGTCAGGATCACTAATAAAAGTATAAGCTGGCAAACTGACCGTACCATTTCCTGAACCAACAACGTTAACAACATTTAATCCGGTTGTTGTTAATCCGGCAGCTTTTACTCCTCCAACAGTCATTCCTAATTCAGTCGCTGAGACATTATAAAATCCCTGATCTGTCTGTCCGGTAAATGATAATGTAGGAACAGCAGCACTACCAGCTCCAACCAAACCAGTAACAAGATTCTGTCCTGATAACTGATACCATCCAACACCATTAAAAACAAAATATACCGTTGCTTTTGAACTTGCTTGCATTGTAAGGGTACCACCTGAACTAAATCCGGTTGAGAAAGTAATTACACGTCCTGATCCATCGTCAGTAAAAAGGATATTCAACCGGTCGCCTAAATAATTACCTGTTACAACAGCTTTCAAAGTAAGAGCACCTGTAAGAGTCCCTACTTTATAGGTATAATCATAAACTCTTGATTTGATAGTATCAACAGCCTGATATGCCTTTGATTTATATCCCCAGGTAAGCATCCTCCCGGTATTATCCTGATTGGCTGCCGTTCCAAAACGAGGGGTTGTGGATTGTCCAATTGCACCAAAGCAAAGGACAATTAAAAATATGCTTGCAAATAATTTTTTCATCATATATAATTTTAAATTTTAAGCGTTGAAATCACCAGCCACACTGGTCGTGAATAAAAAGATTTCTTCTGAAAAGCCATATTGAACATCATACTTCATAAGACCTTTTAAGAAGAAAAGCTCTGAATTATTCTGAAGTCTCATAAGTTGAAGATTGTTATCTTCTGTTGAGTTCATCCCTACGTAAAGATTTGAACTTACATCGTCCAGACCTTCACAGAAAAGAATTGTATCATCAGGAAATCCAGCTAAAGCAACAACCTGAAATCCCTTCCAGGGTTGCGTCTCGCCTGATTGAGTTAATTGGCCTTTGAATGCCAGATTAACTGATGCGGCCTGATAAAGTTGTTCAGAAGCAACAGACATGAAAAATTTAAGTCTATCAAATCTTTTGGCCCTTGCCAGTAATGCTTTTTTATCTGTTGCACAAAGAGCAATCAGTGCATTCATGGCATCCAGAATGTTATAAACTGTTCCACTCGATGCGGCTGCACTCAAAGCGAGTGGCGAAGGAACCTGTTGAACGGCAGTATCATTTATCATTTTCTTCATAAATCCGTCGAAGAAACAAAGTTGACCATTTCCGGTTGCTCCAGGAACTGCTGTGTAAGTCGTTGAACCCATCCAGATCATTGTTTCAACCTGCTCGAGCGCACGTTCAAGTCCTATCTGCATCATATAATTCTCGGCTGTTACCGGGAGTTCACGTGCTAAAAGAGTTGGACTTAATTGCTCAGCTAACCAGTGCTGTTCATAGTCTCTTGGGTTAAATTCCGTATAACACATGAAATCAACAGGGGTAAGAGTACGACCACTAACGGTAAATGTACCACTCGATATAGGAGTTGCCGCGCGTGTCTGTAAGGGATTGGCAAAGTCAACCCGGCCGATAGTATGTGCCTTTTTTATGCCATCCTGAACGTAAACCGCTCCTTTACGGATAGTATCCATTCCAAAGGTTGCCGGTAACCAAAAATATGATGCGAACGTTCCGGCATACGCTGTATCGGTAATTGTTAAAGCCATTTTATCTAATTTTTAAAGTGAGTAATTAATTTTTCTGAAATTTACCTTCACGGATAAGACGGTTTTTGATCGTCAATCCCATAGCAGTCGTAGGCAATTCACCGGCTCCAAGTTTATTCTCAACTGGAATAGTTACAGCTACCTTATTCAAGGGCAGTGCCTCAATCATAGCTTTTGTGCCATCGAAATCAACTTTTGCCATTGTTATCCAAGGAAGTTTAATGGAGGCCTCATTTTTAATCCTGCCAACTTTGGCATAATCTTCGACCATCATTTTAGCCTTTTCTTCTTTGGCTGAATCTTCGGCTGCTTTCTTATCTTCCTCCATAGCGTCAAGTTTGCTCTTGCAATCTTCATAATCCTTTTTTGCTTTTGCAAGATCAGATTCTGCTTTTTCAAATTTGGCTTTCAGTTTTGCCAATTCATCTTCATCAGCTTTGGCTTTATCCTGAGCCTTTTCCTTTTCCGTAGCCAAATCTTCTTCGGCTTTCGTAGCCCGGTTCTGAATCTCATCTATTGCGGCGATGATATTTTCCGGAGTTGCTGCGTCATTAAGTTTCAGACGCATTGTTACTTTTGTCATTGTTGCATCCATAATATTTACAGGGTTTAATACTGAATTTAAAACAAGATTACATTCATGATAAAATTCCATTTGATCTGTAATCTTTTTAAGATATTTCGTATTTAATTTCTCACTCGAATCAATTGAATCACATAATTTTAATTGTAGTGCTTCATCAGGCCGGATAAATGTTGAACGTCTCATCATTTCAGCAACTTCAGCTTCGTTCATTCCTGAACGTTGCTCAATCATAGTGGTAATACTACCCTTCATTGTTTTCAACATATCAGAATTGTCACCACCGAAGGGATTGTGAAACATTAACCATCCATAATCAGCCATGATACGCTTACGCCCAGCCTGAAAGATTACTCCTGCAATCGAAGCAGCAGCACCACAGCAATAAGTATCGACTGGGGTATTAGATTTAAGAATTGAACTATAAATATTATAACCCTCCGTTACAATACCACCAGGTGAATTAATCCATACCTGAATTCGTTTCTTACCAAGAGTATCAAGTTGTAATAATTCAGCCTGAAATTCAGCCCCATCAATTCCCATACCATCATTAGCATCGAAACCAATGTGCTTATTTAAGAGCATGATAGGCTCATCAACAGTCGAATCTATACAATACATAGTCCAAATTTACTTTGACAATAATTTTTTTAAGAAAAATATGTTACTTGTAACATTAATTTGTTATATTTGTATTATATTTGCATAAATTAAAATCGAAAATCATGAAAAAACTCAATTATTTAATGTGTATTTCTGATCAATTGTTACAGGATGAATGTCTATATGACGCAATACGATGGGATTTTAAAAATGGATATAAAAATAGGTGGATTTTATATTTTACAGATACTATTGTAAAAGAGAAAATTATCCATTATTTATCCTCATTGACAAAAAAAACATGGGATAATTACATAGGGGTGAACTAAAAATCTATCATGAAAAAATTTAGATTATTTAAAAGTAAAAATGATGAAGTTGATGATGATCCATCCTCAATTAGTTCTTTAATTTTTTCAGGAAAATCAATCCCTAAAAAAGAAGTAAAAATATTAACTGCAAAAGAAGCAAATGAAATTACTTTGATTAATGAACCTCGATTTGCACAAAAAGAAAAAGATTTTGAAGATTGGCTTTTAAAAGATTTAATGAAAAATATTAATGAGATGGCTGAAAATGGAGAAAGAAGAGCAATCGGACTTTTAGATACTCCCAAGCAGGTCATTCAAAAATTACAGGAATTAGGTTATACTGTTGAAAAAAGCAAATCCGATAAACCTCATGTTCGTTCTATTACTACAATAACATGGTAAATTTTTATTATGACAAATCAGCAATTTGAACACATTATTATCTCATGTATTGGAAGATGTGATATTATTGACTGCTTGGATTACAATAGATTTGAATTAAATTCATATCATGATGGGTCAGGAACATTTCTCACTACATGTCTTTTTTCTGAATATGCATCTGCGCTTAAAATGACTTTCCGTTCATTTTGGTTATTAACCAATAATAGAACCCATGAATTATCATACAATCAGAATCAATTTATTTTAACTCGTAAAATGCTTGGTTCAATTAAACGCGAATTGTATTATTTTATAAAATACGGAGGCAATGTCAAATTAGATCAATTAAAAAACCCTGATATGAGAATATCAAAATACTATGAAATGTATGCTATTGGGGCATTAAGAAGAGATAAAGAGAAAAGAGAAACACAAAAGGGGAAATATAAATCTAAAATAAATAAACCCGGTGAATTTATTTCAATATAATCAATGAAAATAAGCTTTGATTTTGATGGATGTTTATCTACTATTGATATGCAAACTAAGGCAATTGAACACATTAATCAAGGGGATGATGTTTGGATTGTGACATCACGGGATGAAGTTATAACACAAGGATTTGGAGATCACAATGACTTATTTGCGATTGCTCAAAAATTAGGATTGAGAGATAAGATTATTTTTACAAACCATCAGATTAAATCACCTTATCTTTCCTCTTTTGATGTTCATTATGATGATAATCCTAATGAAATAGATGAACTCATAAAAACATCATGCAAAGGCATTTTAATATAAAAAAGATGGCCATTGCTGACCACCTCTCTTTTAAAATCAAAACCATAAAAAACCAACTAAACAAATTTTATTTCCAGTCTTTTGTTACCTGCAAAATCCTTTCTTTTTCTAAAATATTCATTTTATCAAAATGATCTCTTACTGATTCAACAACAATACTGCTTTCACTTTGTCCTTTATATTTTGCCATTGCTTTTGTCAAACGGGCATATAAAGGAGGCAAATAAACCCTCACTGAATTATCCATTACTTCTTTATGATTCATATTATGCAGGTTTTGAGAATATCATCCATTCAAAATCAATATCCTGAGTAAAATTATTAATTTCTCTGAAATGTACTGAAAATTGAGTTGATGTTTTACTGCCATCAATAACTGTCCATATAACTGTTGTATCATCCTCAACTGTTCCTTTACTTATTACAGAACCGGCAATAAAATAATCAGAGGTTCCTACATCAACAAATATAGGTGATACTGTTGTTCCGCCTCCACCTGGGTTACCGATAGTAATTCTACCAGCAGCCAAACAGGCAGTAGGCGGAACAAAAATATTAATATTTGGATAGGCACCCGTTAATATCACCTGGTTGCTCGCACCGGTCGCTGTAAGGTTAATTTTCGGAACAAGCGGAGAAAGATAAATAGCTTGTGTAAAATCTGCTATCCCTGTTCCGGTTCCTCCGGCAACAATAGCAAATTTGCGAATGTTATGAACATTATGAGAAGATAAATCAGTAAACTGAACCGGGTCTGCATTTGTAGTATATTGAGATACATCAAGGGTAAATATTGCAGTATCTGTTCCGGTAACAGTGAATGAAATAGCATCAACGAGATATATTTCGCCATCATAAAATACAGCACCTGCTGAAATAATATAACTTGGATCAGTACCGGTATTTATTAATCCGTAGATCACATAAACAGTTGTGGGATTATAACTGGAACCGATCAGACCGATTAAGATAGATTTTAGAGCCTCAAAGTAAGCATCTTGTATGAACTGTATTGTTCCCTTTTTTAAAGGCATAGAAACAGCCCCGGTGATGTTTGATAAGTCAAGTATTTTCATAATTAATATGTTTGAATTGTATAATTTATTCCTGCCGGTATATATTGATTTACAAAAATTCTAATAGCTTGCTCATTTGTCAAAGCATAAGCAGCCGAAGGGATATTTATCTGAAAATTATTAAGATAGACAAGTGCAAAATTAAAGATAATATATAATGATGAATCCGATTCCCCAATTGGACTACTATATGGTTCTGTTTCGCCA